GCTAGGGTGTTCGGTAATGCTAGGGTGTCCGGTAATGCTGAGGTGTACGGTAATGCTAGGGTGTACGGTAATGCTTGGGTGTTCGGTGATGCTGAGGTGTCCGGTAATGCTTGGGTGTTCGGTGATGCTAGGGTGTTCGGTGATGCTAGGGTGTTCGGTAATGCTAGGGTGTCCGGTAATGCTGAGGTGTTCGGTGATGCTTGGGTGTTCGGTGATGCTAGGGTGTACGGTAATGCTGAGGCTAAATCAAACAATGATTATTGCTGTTTCCAAAATTTCGGATCTGCTAATAGAACTACTTCTTTCTTCAAAGAAAAAGACAATAAGATCAAAGTCAGTTGTGGATGTTTCTCAGGTTCTATTGAAGAATTTGAAAAAGAAGTTAGGAAAACGCATGGAGACGGGAAAAATGCTAAGGAATATATTTCAATTTTAGAGGTGGTAAAAATAAAATTTGGATTATGACAATAACAGACTACCTACAACTTCCAATATCGGAAAGAAAACAAATAGTATCTGAACCGGTAGGGATTAAAGATGAGTTTTGGCTTGAGAGATTGAAAACAGCAGTTTCAAAAATGTGTCCTTTTACTGTGATGTTCGATCAAAACCTAATCAACGAATACTGGAACCTTAAAAAAGCATAATCATGAAAGTAACTGTAATAATAGAAAATGTTGGAGGCGTTTTCTATGTAAACCACAAACGCCTTGGGCACGATAAGCTTTCCGAAATGGAGACAACAGCCTTAAACGAGTTCATCAAAGAGTTTAAATCAAATAAATAATCATGGAAAATCATAAATATAAATTAGGGCAAAAGGTAATATATGGAGGGTTAATAGGAGAAATTGAAAGTTTGTCAACGTCTGTATTTGGAACAATCATGTACGGATTAGTTTCCATAGAAGATCCAGAACTTACTTGTACTGCTAATGAAGATGAGTGTGAATTGTATGTAGATCAAGAAATTAATCAGAGAGAAGGGCTTACGGAAGCTTATATGGCAAGTGAAAGGATAAGAAATATTGTTGCATCAGTAAAATAACCAAAGCAAAAATGTAGATATGGAACCAATTGACTACAGCCGTGGCCGGAACAACGCAAATTCCAAAACAGCATTTCAAAAAGTAAAGGAGACAATTCCTAAGATGTGGGAGAAAGCATTATCTGAGGTAGACGGTAAAAAGTCAACAATAGAGATCGCAAATATACTTGGTGTTTCAATTCATTTAGTATCCGGCAGGTTCTCTGAGCTAAAAGCAAAGCAAAAAATATATCAAACATCATCAAAAAAGATCGGCAGTAAATCATATGCCGTGTATACCAAAACAATTAATTAAAATGGAAAAACAATCACTCTATCAAAAACTACATAAAATACAAAAAGAGCTTATAGGCTTAAAAAAAGATAAGAAATCATTTAACTATGAATACACTTCTGGAGAAAAAGTTATCAACCATTTGAAGCCTCTAATGAATGATTATTGCTTGCTTTTGAAACAGGAAGTACTTTCCATAGAAAATGAGCGCCAAGACTATTCAACCACAGGAAAAAGATGGGAAGAAGTCGATGGTAAAAATAAACAGGTTGAATTTGAAAAGAATAATTCTGAAATTCTTTCTAAAGTTGAAATGAAATTCACCTGGATTGATGTGGAATCTGGAGAAAAAGATGAAAATCTATTTGGAGCTAATGGACAGAATGGATGGGATAAAGGAGTAGGTTCAGCGCTTACTTATGGCGAAAGATATTTTCTTTTAAAATACTTCCATATTGATACTTCTAAAGATGATGTAGATGCAAAAAGCAATATAACGCAGGAACAACAGGATGAAATTGTAAAAGACATTTTAGAAAGCATAAGTAAAAGTCAAACCAAAGATGAACTAATGGAGATATGGGAAAGTATTTCAGAAGAACAGCAAATCAGAACCAAAAGTGAATTTTCTAAAAAACACACTTCACTTTCAAAAAAATAATAATGGATTTTTCAAATTATATATTCAGGTCTCATATGGTGGGAAATATAATCAACGTTCCTAAGCCATTGACACAAGATCAAAACGCAACCTTAGCAAATTATAGAGAAAGAAATTCTGGTATTGGAAGATTGCTTACAGAAAAGCAAAAAGATGTTTTAAAAGACTTAGAATACAAAGAAATGAAAAGCCGAGCATATGAGCTTTCCGACTTTAACAAGGCTGAACTCACAAAAATAGTTTGTTATGAAAAATCAGGAAGATCTAAAATACTTGAAAATGCATATTTGGAAAAAGGTTTAAATGTTGAGAAATCAGCCAGAGATTTGATCTCCAAAGTTCTAGGTATATTATTGACTTCAGACGATGAACGAAAGTCTAATAAATGGGTAACAGGCAAGCGGGATATTTTTTCGAAAAGCGTTATCCCTGACATCAAAGCTACTTATAGCTATGAAACATTCATCAAACATTTATTAGAATCGGCTAGCTCACTATACTTAAGACAATTAGATAGCTATATGGATTTGTGGAAAATTTATCAATCGCTTCTATGCTTTGTCCTTATAGATACTCCTTCAAAATTAGTAGATAAGGAGATAATAAAAGCTTCTTATTCTAAAGACATTCTTTCTTTCGATGGCGATGTTAAAGGGTCGGGGATTGAAGATGTAAAAAGAATTATTACTAATCACATTTATACAAGATCCGGATTAGAAAAATACTGCAACGAATCCTCATACGCTTACATTGAATGGTTTGATGATTTTGTAGAAATACCCGACAATGAAAGAATACATATGATTCCTCATTCATTTGATAAGGTAAGGATTGAACAGCGCAATGAGTGTATAATTCTTGGCAGAGAATTTATGAACACAGTAAAACCAATAAATAATATAATTCAAATAACAGCATAACATGGAACTACAGGGAACAATTAAAAAAATAGGAAACACTGAAACTTTTGCGTCAGGATTTCAAAAGCGTGAATTTGTGCTTCTAACAGATGAAACGTATCCACAACCAATCAGTATAGAAGTTATGGGAGACAAGATTGATATTTTGGATCCGATGAAAGAAGGCGATAATGTAAGTGTTGGAATTAATATCCGAGGAAGAGAATGGACTTCTCCATTAGGCGAAAATAAATATTTCAACTCAATAGTTGCCTGGAAAATTCAAAAGCTATCCTGATGAAAGATAAAGACGGATGCTGGACTGGCCGTGATTCCAACGGACTATTCAAATGGAATGAAAAAAGACTAATCCGAATCGAAAACGAAAAAAAGAAAAATGAAGATAACCGAAAAAATAACAATAACAAACGAAGATAATATGGAACTTATGGCTCGTTATCCTGATAATCATTTTGATCTTGCCATCGTTGATCCTCCATATGGAATTGGGGCGGATTGGAAGAAAAGGAAGCACACAGCAAATAAATATGCAGGAAATTATAAGAACGAATCCATTCCAGATAAGAAATACTTTGATGAACTAATGAGAGTTTCTAAATATTGGATAGTATGGGGTTTGAATTATTATACAGATTTTTTTCCTCCAACAAATTATCTAATTGTATGGGATAAAAAAGTACCGGAAAAGACTGCGTTTTACTCTCAAGTTGAAATTGCTGCAACAAATATTAAGATACCGGCCGCAATATATAGACATTCGTGGGATGGTGCTAGAAAGGAACAAGAAACAGGAACTGACAAAATACATCCACATCAAAAACCTATTGCACTGTATAAATGGTTACTAAATAAGTATGCTAAATCCGGTTATAAAATACTTGATACTCACCTGGGATCAGCAAGTATTGCAATAGCATGTCATGATTATGGATATGAATTAACAGCCTGTGAGCTTGATCCTGATTATTACCATAATGCAATAAAAAGAATTAAGAACCATGTTTCACAATTAACAATTTTCACATGAAAACCCCAAGACAAGAACAAACAAATAGATTAGAAAATTCAATGGGATATTTAATGGCTTATGATTTTACACATGATCCCGAAAGAAATCCTGAAATAATTAAACCAAAATCAGATTTAGAATTTGCCTTAGATGTTGCTTTCCCAAAAAAACACCTGAATAAAGTGCTAGCTGATTTAAAAAAGAAAATGCTGGCATCAGTTGAAATTCCCGGATCAATAGCTGAAAATAAGCTTGAGAGGATAAAAGGAAACGCAATGCTTGCTTATGCTAAACAACTCAAAAGACCAGTACGGTTCGCAAAACAGGGTGAATGCCAATACACAATTGAACTTGAAAAAGAAAAAACTCCAAAATTATCAAAACCTGAATATGATTTAGTTTCAACGGCAAATGCCGCTAAAATATTAAAGCTTCATCCAAGCAACTTAAATGCAATAAGAAAAGCTGGAAAAATAGAAGCAGAAAAGATAGGTGGACGGTTTTTCTTCAAACCTGAAGAAGTTGAAAGATATAGAATCCAAAGAGCAGTAAGTAAGCTCTAAAAAAAACAACCATGCATTAGTGATGTTTTAGCATGGGTAATTTAGTAGATTTGAGTTAAACTAAAAACGAAGATATGAACAACAATAGAATCAATATTACTAAAAAATTAAGATATGAAGTCTTTAAAAGAGATAGTTTCACCTGCCAGTATTGTGGAAGAAAATCACCAGATGTCGTACTAAATGTTGATCATATTAATCCAGTAAAAAGAGGTGGAAATAATGATATTTTAAATTTAATTACTTCATGCTTTGATTGCAACTCCGGAAAAAAAGATCGTCTATTGGATGATAATAGTGTTATTAAAAAACAGCAGAAGCAACTAGAAAAGTTAAATGAAAGGAGGATGCAGCTTGAGATGATGGTTAAATGGAGAGATGAGCTGCAAGAATTAGAAGATAAAAAAGTAGATCTTGTCATGAATGCCATTAATAGTAACATGCAAAACTATGTACTTTCTGAAGTGTATAAGAAGGAAGCGAAGACGCTTGTAAAAAAGTATGATATTGAGCTAATTTTAAAAGCTATTGATATTTCAGCAGCCAGATATTTATCGACTGATAGCAAGCAAGACAATGAAGAGTATATTAGTAAGATTTCAGGCATGAGAAAAGAAGAGAAATCGTGCTATTCTTTTTCAGATTTTGAAGGACTTATAGATTCATGGATTCATCAAATAAAAAATAAGAAGCCATGAATGTTTATGAACTATCAAGAAGATATTGGAATTGGGCATTTGAAAACCCAGAGAAAATAAAGCCTAATCATTCAGCAATGTTTTTTTTCGCAATTGAACATTGCAACAGGCTTGGATGGAAAGAAAAATTCGGATTTCCAACAACGATGGTAATGGATGCAATTGGAATTAAATCTTATAATACATTTATAAGTACACTTAATGATTTGATTCAATGGGGATTCTTAACAATGATTGAAAGGTCAAAGAATCAGTATTCAGCAAACATAATCGCTCTATCAAAATTTAACGAAGCACTTGATGAAGCACTTGACGAAGCATTGTTGAAGCACATGACAAAGCAAAGTGAAAGCACAGTACAAAGCACAGTACAAAGCACAGTACAAAGCATTGATAGTATAAATAAACAAACTTACAATTCTACAAACTTACAAACTTACAATTCTACAGAAGAAAAATTAAAAAAAGAAAATTCCGAAGAATTATTTTGCGATGAACCTGATCCGGTAAATATCCCGGAAGAAGAAAAAAGAAAAAAAGTTGCGCAAAAAAAAGAAAAGGCAGAACCGCCCGATTTAGACACTTTCGTCATGTCAGCTAGGGAAATATACCAAAACGAACTTAAACTCGATTTTTCACTGTACGAATTCGCTGTACGGGCAAAGTACAACAGCTGGATTGAATCAGGATGGAAAGATGGTCACAAAAAGCCAATTCTTTCATGGAAGAACAAACTCCGTAATGTGATACCTCACTTAAAACCAATTTATGGAAAATCAAATAATCAAACAGGAACCACAGGAAGTAATACACCTACACAACAAGCAACTTACAATATCCAAGAGGCAGCTGGAAGACTTGCCGAAGATTTTGCAAAGGGAAATATTCCTGGAGTCTATCGCTAAATCGTCAGCTGAAATCAAAGAGAAGCTGGTGAATGATATTCTTACACTTTTTCAGGTTAGAGAACGACAAAGAGAAAAAGACGAAATGAAAGATACCTGGTTGCTGTTTATTATGGATTATCGTCTTACCGCTACTGAGATTTATCAAGCACACCGAATGGCTTTAAAGCGTGAATTGCTGGATCAAAACGGGAACGAAATAGAATGTTTGCCAATGTTGTCTACCAATACTACCGGAAAGATTCTAAAGGCCTATGAGCGTCACAAGCAAAATGACAAGCAACTGGAAGCAGGAAGAGAGCAATTGCAAAAGTTACTCAATCCAGAACCTGAAAGATCGCCTGAGGAAATTAAAGCCGAAAAGAAGAAGAATTGGGATGCTTTGGTTGAATCAGTGAAAAAAGGGGAAAAATGTAACCATGCCTTCCTGTTTTATGAATTCGCAATTAAGAAAGGTGGACTATTGTCCTTTTTAAGCGACGAAAGTGGTCAAAAAATCGCCATTAAAGATAAAATGATACAAATCCTTTCGAAAGAAAAATTAAAACCAAATTCGGCCTTATTTAACGCTTATGAATTGAGAAATCTTTCAGAGTATTTTGAAGATAAGAAAAAAGCCATGACAGATGATATTGCTTTTTCGTTCGAAAGACTTCAGGCAATGGCAATAACTCACGTTAAAAACGACAAGGTTTATGAATGGGTAGCGGAACAAATAAAATCAAAAGGCCATGAAAACAAAAGTTAAACGAACGCCTTCGGATCTATTAGATGATTTTACAATATTCATATTCAATCTAAGGCAAAGGGGATATAAGCTGCAGGAAATAGCATTAACTCTTGGAAAAGATCATTCAACGATTATTTATCACTTGCGAAAGTATGTAGGTCTCGAGCAATTTAATCAGGAATTCAAAAACAGAATAAAAAACTTTAACGAAGAATATTTTTTACGAAAAATGAACGCATCAAAATTACTTAAAAAACCAATTGTATATATGCCGTTAGCGCCAATATCGGCTCAGTTTATTAACGCCAAACCAGTTAAAACAAACCCATTAATAAAGCCATTAAAAGGCCCTCTAAACTATAACGGAGAAGACCGGGAATCAATTGAAATGTGGTTGTCATTCTGCGCTATTGGAACGACGATAATCGACACCGGGACCAAAATGTTGTCCAACAAAGGATTAATTCATAAACGTGACGGAGTTTTTGATTTAATCAATGCATATAAGCAGCTAAATACTCACTTCACCGGAAATGAAAAATTTGATAAAAAAGAGATCGGAATCGAAGACTTTATATTCACGTTCTTAACCTCAACAGAAGAACAACAGGAACGAGTGATAAAGTTCCAGGAGTCGCTTTTGAGGAAGAGTTAGTTTTTCTTTAATATACCTCTCCATTCACCGTTCTGATCATAAGAATGATAAGTTAAATCATCAGCCGATATAAGCTCAAAAGGCGAAACATCTAAAGCATCAGCTATTTCTTGAACTCGGTCCGATTTAAAATTACCCTTAATACTTAAATCCAATGCCTGGCGGGATACGCCTATTTTATCCGCAAGTTGTTGCAGGGTCAGCCCCTTCTTTTTACAAATTTCTTTAACTCTTAATTCCATACTGCAAATATAATGTAAAACAATTCTTTTACAAATATAATAAAAAGTAAATAAAAAACTTTACAAAATATTTGGTAGTGTAAAATAAAACCTTTACATTTGAAGAGTCGAATCAAAGTAACATTTATTAAAAAATTCAACAACAATGAAAAATTTCAAAAAATTAAAAGAAAAAAGACCTGGATTAGCGAGTGAATTAGAGTCAATGTCTAGAGAAGAGCTGATGGAACATTATGCAATTGAACTTTCTGAAAAAGATGAACTAGAAGAGTATAAAGAAAATCAAGAATTCTATAAGACAGAGCTCGAATATATTGTAGGGTTGGCAGAAGACTGGCTTACGAAAAATAGAAAAGATAAGCATCATATTATCATTGAAATTGGAAAAGGAAAGTTGCTGTATACTCACGAAGAGAAGACGTTTATTTAAAATTTGAGCAGACCTGGGCAAGTCAATAAAAGGCCTACATGGTTATTAGTTTTCCCCGGTTCCCGGACCGGGGTTTTAAAAAATCAAACAATTTAATTCAAAATATTATGAATACAGAGTACAAATACACAACCGACGGAAAAAAAGTGATTGTCGTTGGAAACCTTAACAGTCAAGAAAAAATAGTCCAAGAAATTTTTATTGTAAATGGAAATGAAATTCCATCTGGTGAAAATTTCGTAGTGAAATCTTTGCATGATGCTCCTGCTGTTTCATGGAAGGAAACCAAGTTACAGGAACTTGAATCACGATATGAAAAAGACAAAAAAGAATGGGATTCAAAAATTGAGAGATTAAACCAAGATAAGAGACTTGCTTATGATTCTTTGTCAGCCCGGGTAAAATGGCTACGAAATGTAGCGAAAGAGCCAAGGGATGAAGAATTTAAAAAGGTTGTTAATCAAGTGGCAGATTTTCTATCTGATTCTGAAAAATGGGTTTTTGTTAGAAATTATTCTGGATGGGAATTGGAAAAGTTCAATGATGAAGGTGTTAATAACTTAATAGATCGTTTTGAAAGCGGCTATGGTCGAAAAAGATTCGATGAAATGAGGTTGCTTTCTCTTTTTGGCCGATCTGACGGAAGTCTTGTATTTAGAATCAATGATTATAGTGATGGAAGTGGAAGTGATAAAGATGTTGTGTTTTTTAAGTCAAAAGAAGAGGCTTTGACCTTCATGCAAATAGAATTTGATAAGCTTGATAAATATAGCGATGATCATTTAAAAACAGCAGAAAAATTTAGTTTAAAAGTTGATGCTGGAAAGCTAAAATTTTACGATGCTGCAAAAAGAGCAAATATTGAAAGACAGATCAAGGAACATCAAACTAGAATTGATGAATTACTAACCAAACTAAATAAATCATGAGAGAAATAAAATTCAGAGGGCAAAAGACAATAACGAAAGAGTGGGTGTTCGGATCTGTATTTTCAGTTGCAGATGAAGATTATACTTCAATAATAACAAATTTGGTAACACTAGATTTTGAAGATAATGGGACTAATTACCATGGTTTTCAAGTCAATTCTGAAACAGTTGGCCAGTATACAGGACTTAAGGACAAAAACGGAGTAGAGATTTATGAGGGGGATATAGTCAGAATACTTTATACTGATTGGAGTAGTAAGCCAGAATCAGACCCTAAATCTTTGCATGACTACCTAAATGATATAGCTAGTGTTGCTAAGGTGGTTTTTGAAAATAATTCTTGGATGGTTTCTATCTATGGAAAGAAATTCAATGAATGGTATTTGAATGATATTATGCCTGGTAAACATGGATTTATTGAAGTAATCGGCAACATTCACTCCAATCCGGAGCTTTTAAAATAACCACGGAACCCCGGCCGTATTCTTCCGGGAAATAATTTAAAATTTTTATCAATGAAAAAACTATTTTTTGTAGGCGTATTTACGCTTACCTCACTGGCTGCGTGCCAAAATGAAACAACTACTCCAGAAGTAGAAAAGCAAATTAATACAGATGTAGCCTTAGCAATGGTAAAGTCTGCTGCCAATGGTGAATCCTCAAAGCCTAATCCTAATGGTGCATCTATAAGCTGCCATGATAATTACAGCAACCCAAGCGGTAACGCCTGTGTGTGGGTAAATGGTCAGCAATTTAACGTAACATGGCATGAGGGGTTTGAAATGAATAATGATACAGGGATTCCATATCCAACAACCATATGGAATTCTACTCCAGCCTCATTCTGCAACTGCTAATCACCTGGCCCTTCGGGGCCTTTTAATTCAAATTAAATCACAATGAAAGTAAAACGAATTGTTGCAAACCATCAAGGGTGTGAAATATATGGAACCTTTCCTTATAGTGACGATGATCTCTATTGTTGGTTTAGTCATTATAATGGCAATATAACCGATTGCTCATTTCTCTTTGATAATCGAGCTTTAAGAGGTGTAAAATTAGAAATAACCATTAAAGAATATGAAATATGAGTCACCAAGAGAAACAACGCATATTTGATCAATTAGTACAAAACATTGATCCGGAAACTATAAGACAAGGGCCGGTCCCTTTAGACCATTTTGAAGACTGGGAAGATTTACTAATAGCATTCAGATATAGTAATATCAGCTTACAATCATTAACTAAGATAATATTTGAAGCCTGTGATCTCGTACAGGAGGAACAACAAAAACGTATTGCTGAGAACATGAATTGGGACCGATGTAAAAATAAAGGGTCTGAATGTAGAACCGACAAACACGAAAACTCCATACTTAACCCCGAAAACCTTATCAAATGAATAAATACTTAATACTTAACTTATATGCCTGCTTAGGCGGAAATAGGTATAAGTGGGATGAAGTAGCAAAGGCTGCAGGCATTGAAATACAGGTGACAGCTGTGGAGTTAGATCCTGAACTAGCAAGACTTTATCAAGAGCGTTTTCCGAATGATATTGTAATTGTTGCTGATGCCCATCAGTATCTATTGGGCCACTATAAAGAATTTGACTTTATATGGAGTTCGCCTCCTTGTCCTAGCCATTCTAAAGCAAGGTACTGGGGCAGTAAAGGCGGTCAATGTAAGGTTGTATACCCTGAAATGAGCCTCTATCAAGAAATAATTTTACTTCAAAAATATTACGCTGGCAAATGGTTGGTCGAAAATGTAAATCCATACTATGAACCTTTAATCCCAGCCGAAAAAAGAGGAAGACACCTGTACTGGACTAATTTAAAATTACCACAAATATTAAGTGAAAGGCATGATGTTGCTGTAGAAAGAGGAAAAGATGAATTGAAGAATCTATGTGAATTTCATGATTATAATTTCAGGCAGTACAAAGGCAATCAGCCTATTAATAAGATAGCGCGCAATCTCGTGGACTTCGAATCAGGAAAAACAATTTTTGAATGTGTTCTGCAAAAAGAACCTAAGCGAATTATTAACAGTCTATTTGATAACGAATTTATGACACTATGAAAGCACTAGAAGAACTAACCCGTGATATACGGGAGAAGCTGCCAAGGCTGATGGAATTAACCGAATGGCAAAGGTTGATCACATTGATACACGATGAATCAAATGATATTTACGAAGGGGATTATGAGACAATTGGAATCGGTGCAGACCTTTTGGAAAATGGGAATGTAGAAATTGGGGGTTATGAATATGAGATCGGGAAAGACTTTGATATTGTAGGCAAAGATCCAATGCTTAACGATGTACTGGAGTGGCATTCAAAGCTTTATTCAAAAAACAGTCATTTTGAAGTATTCAATATTGTAATGAATGAAGAAAAGCATCCGGCGGGTATATTCATAGATTATTTAGAAGAAGATACTGCAAGGTTTGTATGGGATTTATCAAAGCCTTATTTAAAAGACCAATCCCAGGAACTTGTTCAATTTCTGCACGGGTTGATAAAAAAATAAGATCGTTCCATTTTGGAACATGCTGAACGTTTCCCCGATCCCGGGAAAACGATAATCTAAATAACAATTTTAACTCAAAAACAATAATACAATGAACAATTTAGAAATCCAACAACCAAAAGCAATTACCTGGAACGAACTTAAAGAATTTGTGAATTCTATTCCGGAAGAATTATTAAACAACACAGCACATATAATGCTTGAAGACGAATCAACAGCACGAGAGCTAAATGAGCCATTTTTTCAAGAGGAAGATATTTGGTTTAATATTGATGATAGCGATGATTCGGGAACCCTGAAAGATTTAACAGAGGTTCATAATTCAGAAGATGATCCTTTTATTTTGGATGATTATAGACTAACAACGCCAAAAGGAACGCCTTTTCTTTGGTCTTACTAATTAACCCCGTGCCATCTTAGGGTGGCACTTTAAAAGAAAGATTATGGAAAATAATAAAAAACAATGTCCTGAGTTTCCTCATTTTGGAGCTAATTATCCAGATGCAAGATGCATTGATGGTTACTTGTGGGATTTAGATAGAAGTGATGATAACGGTGGTCTATATGGCGGAGGAGATGATCCTTGCCCGTTCTGTAACACTGAAGAATATATCGAATGGTGTGTAGATGAAGATTTTACAAGAGAGATGGCTGAAAAACACATTGAATATTTAAACAAAAAACATAACTCATGATAGAAGCACAAGAACTCCGCTTAGAAAATTGGGTTTATGACAGTTTTAAAAATAGAGTAGTAAAAGTTTGGGGCATTGACTCAAATCACGATCAAATAACGGTTAATTATGCAAATGGCTCAGGTGTTTACACTGAGGATTTGAAATATATTGATCCCATAGAGCTAACAGAAGAGTGGCTTCTGAAGTTTGGGTTTACAAGACAGCCTTGGGGGCTTGTTATTGGCAATCTTTTATTTAAAGACAAAAACCATGAATGTAAAGAGCTGACTTTAGAAGTAGGAAACGGTTTTAGAACAACAGTTAAATACGTCCACCAACTCCAGAATCTCTACTTCGCATTGGTAGGGGAAGAACTAAAATAACAGATATGATGCCAAAGAAATTATACTTCAATACAGCTATAAAAGTTTTAGAAAACGAACAAAATTTCTTGTTTGGTTTTACCCATGGAATGGCATAATAAGGAACAAAGATGGTGAAACGGTCGGCACAATGTCAACTGCAGTTATGGATAGGTTAATTTCTGATGAAAGAATAGTGTCAATTGGGAGAGGTTCTGAATTACTGGATCACGAAAAATATTATAAACTGAAAAAATCATGTTAAAAACAATTGAATTAGAACTAAACAAAAGACTCCTTATTGTGGAGTATACAGAAATGAAATATTTACATATAGATTATAGGAATACGAAAGCTGATAATGTTATATGCCTAAATGGAAAAAATGTAAAAGTAAAAGCGATCTGCAAAGGCTCAGAGTTTACAGAGGATATGGCTGAAGGATTAGTCGAGGTTCTTTGGAAAGGCTTTAAAAATTACTCTCAAAATGAGCCTGTAGGAAACTACAAAAGATTAGTTGTTAATACTGCCATGGTATCCTTCATTTCCGCTATCCAGGCTAAAGGCTGGCATTGGGGTGAGAATCCCTATGAAAAAGAAGTCGACTCATTAGTTGAAGATAATTCTGCAATTGGTTGTGCTAAATATAGAAAGGCTTTTCATGAATGGCAGGAATCCGAATCCCGCACATTGTACCCTGAGAAATGTATAATCTATGAAATACTGTAGATATGGCAGTGTATATTTTATTATTATGTGCAAATTTAATTTTTGCAATAATGAATTATAAAGGCAAAAACTATAAAGCAGCATTATTTAGTTCTTTCGTTTCTGGGATGGTTCTAGGTAAGATTATAAGTGCATCATTTGATATGTAATTACGGAAACCCATAACTTAAAACCAAACAACAAAAGTAAATTGCGAAATGAATTTCTTTAAAAACTTATCCTTTGAAGATAAAATAGAACTGGCCTTTATGGATGTTCTGTTAATTATTGCGCTTTATCTTCTCTTCATGTAGTATCTTTACTCCATGGAAGAAATAGAAGAAAAATTTTATGAACTCGTAAAAGAGCAGTACGAAAGAACCGGAGGATCAAACGGTCTTAGTACGTACAGAGTTAATGACAAAATAGGGGTAAGTCACCAGCAATTGAGAGAGGCTATTGATACCCTGCTCAAGAAAAAGAAAATAGCTATCCTAAACCACTTAAATGGTATCAGCTACACCCTTCCAAAATAAAGCCCCTGAATTAACAGGGGTGTTTGTTTAAGAAAGTCTTGTAATTGTATATTCAAGATCACATACTTCGCCTTCAAATTCATTATAATAATTAAAACACAAACTTTCGTCTATTTTTAAAGCTTCTGTTCTAATGAGCTTGTGAATGTTCATGGGAATTATTTTAGTTGTAACAACGTCTAGTCTATCAATAAATTTTTCAGTTTTATTTTTTACATTATCTTTAATTACTAAAGAATATTGTCTACTGTTAATATTTTCCATTTGCGTCCATTCAGGGCTACCTATTTTCAAAAATCTAGAATATTCTATTTTAACTTGAGACGTATCTTTTTTCCATATGTTACTGCTTGTTATTTTGTATTCAAAACTTTCAGTTTCCATTTCTTTTAAAAATAAAACAGCTATACTATTAGCCAGCTTAATATCTGAAGTATTAACATGCAATGCAGTGAGTCTTTCATCGTGTCTAGTAACTTTAATTTCCATTAGATATAGTTTTTATTAGGGATGTTTGTTTAAAATAGATTTACAGTGATTTAAAATCTTACTGTAATTTTCATCATTAAATTTATTTCGCTGTTGTAGCTTTATTTTTTTATGAACAGTACTTTCGCCTACTCCAAGTATCTCAGCAATTTTATTAACTGAAAGCCCTAAATTACTGATCAGATCTATAGTTTTTTCGTGTGAAGTCATTACCGGAATTTATTAGAATGATTTTTAACAACCCAGTCGCCAAGCTTAGCTAGCATATGAGGTAAAACTTTTGGATCAGCGTAGTCACTATTTATTAGCTTGACATTAGTCGCATCTACGCCTCCTAATTTGTCTTTTTTCAATGGGAAATCTGCAACGATAATTAAGCCATCGTTTTCAACCGAGACTGTTAAAACTTCTTTTGTTTCTTTTTCAATTTTAAAATTCATAATTTTGCACTGATTTTAGTCGTTAAACACTAAAGTTATTTTGATAATAAGCCATCTTAAATGAGGGCTTTATTATTCATTGTCTTCTGCTTCTGATATGTCAGATACCCATTCATCAACAGATTCTGTAATATCGTCAAAAAACTTATCAAAGTATAATGTTTCCCACTCAGGGTAATTATCTTCATCTAAATTGTCAAAGAATTCCATATCTGTTGATACTGTTGTGAATGTTTTTTCAGATCCATTGAACTCTATATCAAAAAATACCTTTTTATGACCATAGCCGGACATTAAATGATGAACTCTCTTAATAATTACTGTTACGTCTTGGCTTTTGTAGTAGTCTCTTGCTAATGTTTCCATTTTTAAAAATTTTAATTGTTAAACTTTCTTGTTATTTTGATGTTGTAAAGATATAAATTAAAACAATTGCATCCAAATATAATGATGCAAATTATCGAAAATTATATTAATTTATTTCAATTCTAAATAAGTTAGATTAATGAATAATAATTGTTAGAAAAAACTATAAAAAAAGTTAGGTAAGTGTTGTTTCGTGTTTTTGCTTTTCGTAAATTTACTATAAAGCTGTTGTAAATGAAGGAGATAAAGCCTAAGAAGTGCGTAGTATGCGGTGAAGAGTTCATGCCATTTAGGTCAACTCAGAAAGTATGTGGAACGAGCTGCGCAATTTCTTTAGGTAAATCAAATATTCAGAAGCAAAACGCTAAAGCTTGGAGCAAAGAGAAGAAGATCAGGAAGGAGAAGCTAAAGACTCACAAAGACTGGCTGCAGGATCTGCAAAAAGACTTCAATACATTTATTCGTTTAAGAGATAGAGATCAGCCTTGTATAAGCTGTGGAACTACGAGAATGGATATTAAGTACGATGCAGGGCATTTTTGGACTACAGGGGGATTTCCTAATGTGAGATTTGACGAAGATAATGTCCATAAGCAATGTAGCAATAATTGCAACCTAAAAAAATCCGGGAATATTAACGAATATCGTCCGAGGCTTATTGAAAAAATAGGGATTGAAAGATTTGAGGCTTTAGAGTTAAGAGCGAGGAATGGAGTTTTGAAATTATCAATTCCAGAGATAAAAGAAAAGATTGAGTATTACCGCGGAAAGATTAGGGAAATGAAGAAGAAAGCGGTGGTGTGATTTGATTTGATATGTTGAATTACCAAGCACAGATGTTGAGTTCAGAAGGGGTGGATCGTTGGTTGATGAAGGAGGGTGCTTGGTGTTTTTTTTAGATGGAAAATGAATATTGAGTTGAAAATTAAAGGGGTTGATGTAATTATGATTTGGCTTATGAATGTTACGGACCTCAAGTAGAAGATATGAGGTATTATCAATTAAAATAATGAGTGTGTTTAAATGGTTCCGTAAGCTCAAAGGCGGTGTATGGTATAGGCACCAATTTACTATTGATGCAGGACAAATAATGTTGCCTGTTGGAAATGTGTTTTGGGCTAGATATGGAGAGTTAAACCGGTATACAAAAGTAATTTCTGTTGAGAATTATAATCAAACGTGATGCTAGCATATAGGTAATGCGCTACGGAAGGAAGGAGAAGGTAGAGAATCCGGTTCGAGTCCGGAGCATCAGCAAAAAGAAGGGTGAGAAGATTAATACCTTGATTTTTATTTTCAAATCTTACTAAAATCCATACTGCAACTATGGTTGGCACTGGGGAAGACTAGAAACGGGAAAGTAGCTCAGTTGGTAGAGCAGTTTAATCTTTTAAAATAGGTGGGAAACCTAATCCATTTCTAATGGAAAGTTAAGCGAGGCGATGGTTCGAATCCATCCTTTCCAGCAGTTGAGGCATCACAGATTATGCTGACCGATAGGAAAGACTATCATTTAAAGCAATGTGCATAAATAACTAAACGGGATAAATGCTGAAAGATACTCCGTGTTGCTTTTTTTAGATTGATTTAATGCAGAGGAGAATTCATGTTGATATATTTTGATTTGGTGTCCCGCTGCTCTAATAGGTAGCGGGGTTTTTAATTTAGAGAGTATGGAGAATACAATATTTAGAAAAAAAGGAAGTAATAATTCTGAAATTGAATTTTATACTTTTTCAACGAATGAAATCGAGCCTTATAGGGAGATTAAGGAGTTAGGCATTGTTGTGCTGCATGGTGAGAAGCAGTTTGATTTTGATTTAAATGAGAATGATATTGATGAACTGATTAAATACTTACAGGATATTAAAGAACACGTATCGCAATTTAATTTCAATTCAAGAAATATAAAAGGTTAAACTAAATTTCTATGGCAAAGAAGAAGAGCGAAGAGAATGTAGGAAGAAAGCCGGATGGAAAGTTTGCGGAGGGGAATACTATTTCAATTGGTAACGAAGGCGGAAGGCCTGCCCTATTTACCGATCCTGCATTACTTGAAGAAAAAACTCTTGAATACTTTGAATGGGTGAAAGGTGAATTTATTATTGAAAGGAAAATTACCAGGAAAACTACCGGAAAAGGAAAAGATTCTGTAACTACAACGGAAGATGAGCCTGTTAAAATTTGGGTTCGTTATCCAGAGCAGCCAAGTATTACTGGATTAGCAATTTATTTAGGCTTTGAAAGCCGTCAGTCTCTTTATGACTATTTGTCTAAACCGGAGTTTTCTTACCCCATAAAAAAGGCTTTGCTGAATATCGAAAATACTTATGAAAAAGGACTTTGGAATGACAAAGTAGTTGGGCCAATATTCGGACTTAAAAATATGGGATGGTCTGACAAGCAGGAGCATGTTGTTGAATCAACAGTTTCAATGAATGAGCCACCTAAATGGGTGGTTGTTGATGCGAGTAAAAAATGAATGTCTTAAAGGAATATTACCCATTATATACTGAAGATTACTTCATTGCTGATTTATGGGGAGGAAGAGCTGGAGCAAGATCTTACGCAATGTCGCAAAGAGCATTGTATAACTTACTTCATAAAGAAAATTCAAGGGCATTTTTTTTAAGACAAACGCATGCAACTATCTATACTTCATGTTGGCAGGATCTAAAGGACCGAATTGAAGAGTATGAAAATCAACATGGCATAAGTCTTAATGGGATAATTGCTTATTCAGATAACAAATCAGGCGAAAATTATGCTGAAAACCTTAGAAATGGGAACACATTAGGAACTAAAGGTTTTAAAGTGTCATCAGGTAATCAAACAGCTAGCTTAAAATCGCTAGCAGGAGCAACAGATCTTTATATTGAAGAATATGATGAGGTAGAAAAAGAGGACTTCAATAAGCTTTTATTATCTCTAAGAAAAAAAGGTGCTGTGCTTCAAATATTGAGGGCGTTTAATCCGCCAGAAAAAGATCATCACGTATGGGGTGATTATAAACTTAATAAAGTTTCAAATGAAGTTCTTGTTGAAATAGTATTAAAGCATACTGCCAAAAGTAGAGATGAAGTTGAACAGATAGTTAAACTGAACAACAAGCCCTATTACCTGGCGGTCCCGAAAAGAAAAAACCATCTTTCGCTTCAGAACACTTTCATCAACAATTATGAAAACTTAAATGAAACTGCAATTGAGCAGTACGAAAAGTTCTTAGAAGATGATTTTCACTACTTCTGTACAACAATATTAGGATTAATTCCGGATAAGGGAGGTCATTCAGTTTACAATGATTATGACTATATAGAAAGCCATACAGATAGAGTAGTACAACCTAACGACGTTCTGCATATCGGAATGGACTTTAACGTAACAAATATGAGCGCTATAATTCATGTTCATGAAGGAGACTCAGATTATGCGGTTGCTGAGTTAACAGGGATATTCGATACTTTCAGCATGTGTGAAAAAATAAAAGAATTATACGGGGGGCATAGTATTGTTATTTACCCGGATGCTTCGGGGCAGAACAGAAAGACAAGTGGCAAATCGGACTTTGATATTATACGACAGTATAAGTATGTTATCAGAACAGGAGTGAGTAATCCGGCAGTAAGAGATAGGGTAAATGAAGTTAACACGGCGTTTAGGGAGCGAAAATATTTCGTCAATAGGTTTACTTGCCCTGTTTATTCTGAGTCTCTTAAAAAGCAAAAATACAAGAATGGAGAACCTGATAAAAAGGAAGGGTATGATCATACAAATGATGCTGGTGGTTACTACATAACTAAGAAAGGTAAAACAATAAAAATTAATTCAGGTGGAGCGAGGACAAGATAGCTTAGAGACAGTATTAAATAATGAGGCAGTATTTAAAGCTGTTTATGAACTCATACCTGCGGAAGATACGTTTAATGTTGGAGATATTATGAAGCAACCATTTACAAAGATTTACCAATGTTTTGATCTTTATCGTGAAGGTAATGTGCTTGAAGCTGTAGGTTTATTTTTAAGTAAAACCATTGAAGATGTTTTAAAGTTACCTGCAAATCAAGTTATGAAGTTCATGAAGTGGTTAGAGCAAGAAATATCAAAATGTTCAAATCTACTAAACTCGATTCCTTCAGTAAAAGATATGGATATGGAGGCTGCCGGATCAGATAGAATGAACCAAATCGGTGAGTTTGCTATTTATAGATCTATTACAAATGATCCTCGTGAATGGGAAAGTTTAGGAGAGGCACGATTTGAATTAATGTATATCAAATTACTAGGTGATGGAATACAATCAGTAGTACAACGGGATTATGGTGAGATCATTAAAAATAAGAAGTAATGAACATAATAAAGCAGTTTGAAGATCTTATTACAGGTTGGAATGAAGAAGGTAAATGTGGCTATTGCTGGAAGTTTGTTGGCGCTGGACGTCCAGACCTCTTCAATATGTTTCAAGGAATTGAAGAGTCTGAGTGTTGTATTTACGTTGGACTATTCAATATAAAGTTTGGTACACGATATAAGCCTGAAGAAAACGGCTTTACGACAAAGACAAATTGTTTTGTAAGTTTTGAGGGATTTATAGGCATTCCGAGTCGATTAGACATTCAATATTACAATGAACTTGGAGACACTGATCAGGAAAAAGAAGAGTCTAAATGGTCAATTATCAACACGATAAAAGATTGCATTGGGTGCGACTTCCTGGAGGTGCTGTGTGATCAGAGTGGAATTTATTCGCCTTTTGAATTTACGGCAACCCAGAAGTTAAACTACCAAGATTCTAATTATGATGGCTGGATTATTAAAGGACAATATAATTATTGATTATGGTATCAACGGAATATATAACAGTTGAAGAAATAGCTTCCGTAATGGATGAAGTCGTTGAAAAGTTTCTTATTCCAAGATTCAATGAATTAGGAATGAACGCAACCGGTGATTGGATAAAAGCTGTAGGTGGTGAATCGGTTCCTGGAAAGGGATTAATTATGGGATTGGATTATACTGAACAATTAGTAAAGGGACAGGAGCCTACAACTGTACCTCTTACAGATCTAAAGAGATGGGCAAAAGCTAAGTTTAGATTAAATGATAATGCAGCAGCAGGTGTGGCGGCTCGAGTTCAGAGAAAGATTCAAAGAGAAGGAACTTCATGGTATGAAAAAGGTGGTAGTTCGCTTCTTGAAGTACTCGAAGAGCAAGACACGATAAACTTTGTAAATATGAAGCTTGGGCAATACGCTACACCAAGAATACAAGAACAACTATTAAGACAATTGAGAGGATGAAAGTATCAAACGAAAACCTCATTGGCAGGGTAGAGCCCTTATGCGTTAAGGGGAGGTTTGTTAAGCAGGAAACCAGGCCTGTATCCTTTTAATTAAAATATAAATATATGACAATAAACGGACTTGAAAATAATTACTATCTAACCCAGAATGATATTTGGATTAAGATAAACGGATTTACAGAAGTAGTTTCAAAGGTTGTTATTGATTTTAAAAACTTAACAACCGGAAAAGAACTGAATGGATTTGAATGTTCAGCAAGCCCGGATAATGACTGCTTTTTTAATGTTTGTTTTGCTATCAGAGCATTAATGCCAGAACCTGATCAATCTTCAATAAATTCATTACAAAACTTTCAGATTAAAATTACGGCAAAATTTAGGAACATAGCTTTACCTGATGAGGTTTCAACTGTTACAAAATACTTTATTAGAGGTGGGCGAGACAAATTAGGAGTTAATGAATGGCATTTGAATGATGGTGACTATTTGGTAGATAATTACTGGATAAGTGGTGGCAGCGATTGGAACGTAGGTGAAAACGTGCCTATAATTAACAACAATTTGATTGTAGATGATCCCGGATATTCAAAGATAACTAGACAAGACGGGGCAAAAAAATGCGATGGAATTGTTGTTAAATACTTAAATTCTTTAGGTGCGTATCAGTATTTTTATTTTGATCGTTACGAATTAAAAAATAAAACAAAAGCGGGGAAAACAGTAAATAGGATAGCTTCTAGATTAAGGAATTATCAATTTCAAAATACAGGTTATGAAGAGGCTAAAACAATGACTCTTTATTCGTTTACTGAAAAAAAGTTACAGTCAAATTTTGAAGATCTTATTCGAAGTGTTCAATTATTTTACTTTGATGCTAAAGGTGATGATACGGCTTCGCAATGGCATCTATTTAAGCTCGACGATAATACCTCAGTTTGGAATAATTATGAAAATTATTTTGAAAATAAACTGGAATTCACACTGCCAAATTATAGAAACATTCAGATATGATAGTTGAATTATGGGTTGAAGGAGTTTCATTGGATTTATATTCTGAAACAAACATTAAACACACTTTGCAGATAAATGACGTGGGCGAAGTGAAGGATCGCCAGGCTTCTTATACGAATTCATTTAAATTACCAAAGACTCCCAAAAATATAAGCGTATTTAAAGGGCTAGGGATTCACTCAAGCAGTTCAAATATTCCATATATAAAGCCTAATGCAATGCTTAAAATCGATGGATATGATTTCTTGACTCAGGCATGGCTTCAGATAAAATCAACAGATTATGAATACGATGTAAACATTTATTCTGGCATAATCGATTTTTTTAAAAAGTTTGAAAATAAAACAATTGGCGAATATCTCGCTGCAGATTTAACAGAAATAAACCACAATAAAAATTTAGCGACTGTCATTAATACACAAAATGATGATACCCTTAGGTACTCATATTTATTTGCTGACTTTAACGGTCGGACCCACCGAAAGACAAATCCAAATGTAATTAATATTGACTTTGTCGTGCCTAGCGTCCTAGTATCTTATTTATTTGAAAAAATTCACGAAAAGGCAGGTTATACGTTTAATGGCAGCTTCATTACATTAGAAGATTATACTAATTGGTGGATTTCTTATCCAAAAGCTCCAGAAGATGATGGGTCGGTTGTGTATTTTGAAGAAACAAAAAATGTCAGTTTCAATTCGCCAGGAGGTGATGATTCTTTTGGTTTCACATTTAATAATGGAGGTAATAACGGCATTAAGATTTCAGATACAGGCGTATATAGTATCAACTCAGTCGGAACAGCCGGGTTAAATGAGCCTATACCATCAGGTATTGGTTATCTTCAATACAACTTCTACTATAAAGTAAATGGCGGTCAGGTAGCTTGGGCTAATCAAATTATTCTCAATGAAAACGACGTAATTGATTTTTTTTATGATATTCAAACAGATTGGAACGGAACAGCATCCATGTCATTAGTCATTAAAAAGCTTGAAGACGTATCATTTACAGAGGAATTCCAGGACCTTAAGATCACTGAATTCTTAAAAGATGTTTATAATATTATGGGTTTAACACCTGTAATAGATAATGTGTCTAAAAATGTAAAGTATCTAACGAATGAAGAGCGATTTAAAACAGCTGAGGTTGAAGATTGGACGGAGTATTTAGTCTCAATCGATAAGGAAAGCTACGATTTCGGATCATACTCTCAAAACAACATGTTAAAGTATAAATACAATGATCAGGAAGAAAATCAATCTGATGGATCTATAATTGTTCAAAATAAAAACATAGAAGAAGAGAAGACTGTTTTTACCTCATTTACTTATTCAGTAGAAAAAGAGCTTCTTTCAAAATTTCAATTAACGCCGAGCTTAACCGGAGAGGCTACAGTATATAAGCTTTATGAAAAAGAACCACAAGATGGCTCAACAGATCTCAAGTACAAACCACTATCAAAAAGATACTTTTATCTACGAATGCGAAAGGTAAATTCATCGGTATTGATAGGCTCCGATATTCAGGGGACAGAATTGCCAAATAGTGTAATTAAGTTCGGAGACTTTACTAATTTGAAGATGGATTATATAGCAGCAAAGTACTATAAAGACTTTCAAAATGTAATAAATAACACAGTTATATGGAATGTTACATTGAATGTACCTTATCCAAAATTACTAAAGTTAGATATGACTAAGGTATTATATTTCGATCAGTTACAGCAATACTGTTTTATAAATAAAATATCCTTTGACGATAATAAAGTAACCGCGGAGTTGATCAAAATAAACAACTTTAGATAATGGCAGCAATAAGAGATATACTTGCGATAATTGATCGTTTAGCACCTGTTTCTGGGTTAAAGTTCGTAGGAGGTACTTCATTGTTTATTCAAAATAAGAAAGAAACAATAAATGATATTGATGTACTTGTTCAAGATATTGAAGGCATAAGTAGTGTTTATGAAATTGTAATAATAGAAGAGTCTTTATATAAGTTCCAAGATAGAAGAAGGGCATATTACATTGATAAAGACATTATGATAGATGTGTTTGTAGAACAAAATGAAGAAGATGTAATATTATTAGGAAAATGTCAATGCGTTACAACAGATGCACAGATTAAATTCCTCGAAAGGACACTTCGGTTAAGTCTGAGCTCCGAAAAAAGACAAGAGACTTTAGCGGAAATTGCATATTTAAAGTCGTTAAGATAAATTAATTTAAAATGAAGATGGATAATGGCGGAGAGAATAGTATTAGCACAATTTGATATTGATTCCAGGCTTTTAGAGGATAAAATAGCGCAGAATCAAACTAAGATAGACCTTCTTAAAGGTGAGATAAAAGATACACGTAAAGCTATTAAAGAGTATCAGGATCAGGCAAAATTAATGGCCGGAATTATAGAAGAAGGAAATAAAGCGATTGAAGAAGCAAATCAAGAATTAGCTCAAGGAATAATTACGCAAGAGCAGTATAACTATATTGTTAATCTTACTTCTGATGTCATTCGTGAATCAGAGGTTGAGTTAGCTAGACTTATAGAGACTGAACGTGAACAGCAGCGCCAATTGGTAAGATACCAAACAGACTTAAGATCCGTAAATGATGAGAATAGAGAGCTCAATAATTTACTTAGAGCTGGAAGAACAGAGATTCAGGGAAATGAAGGTGCATATAGGGAACTATCACAACAATTAACCGCTACAAGAGCGGAGGCTCTCAACCTAGGCGCTCAAATGCGCATGCTGGAAAGAGAAGGACAGCAGAATACCGAAGCTTACCGTGATGTTTCTCGACAATGGCAAGAATCAAGCACTAGAGCAAGAGAACTTCACTCAGAACTCTTAGAATTAGATAGGGCCACTGGAGATAATCGTCGTAATGTTGGTAATTACTCAGAAGGAATCAAAGACGCATTTTCAGAAATCGGTGTTGGTTTTGGAATGTTACTGACCGGAGGGTTTACCGCAGGTATGGATAAAATCAAAGATGGGCTTAAGTCTATTAGAGATGGATTGATTGCTATAAAAACGGAATTGTTGGCCAATCCATTGCTGACATTAGCCATGGTAATTGTAGCAGCAACAATTGGAATATATAAAGGAGTAAAAGCATTATTCGAATACAACGCTGAAATAGGAAAGCTTAACAAAGAAATTGAACAACTAACAAACCTAACAGGCCCAGTAGTCGATAGATTGAGAGAGTTCGCTACAGCTATTGAAATAGTATTTGGAAAAGAATTTAAAGAAGGTATTCAAGAAATGAATTCTTTGATGAAAGATTTTAATCTTACTTCTTCAGAGGCTTTCCAGGTTTATCAAGAGGGATTGGCAAAAGGAGGAGCCGCCAATGCTGAATTCGGAGACAGTATCAGGGAGTATGGGGTACAATTTGCGCAAAATGGATACTCAGCACAGGAGTTTTTAAATCTACTTAATGCTGGAATTGATTTGGATGTTTATACTGACAAGCTTCCAGATGCCATTAAAGAATTAGGTATATCATTTACTGACACAACAAAAGCGACACGTGACAGTTTAGTAAATGCGTTTGGGGCTTCATTTACTGATAATTTACTTAGAAGTGTTAATTCAGGTAAAATATCCGTTAAACAGGCATTAGATGAAATATCGGCTCAAGCGCAAAAAACAGGTTTAAATTTGCAGCAAATAGCAAGTTTAAATGCTTCGGTATTTCGTGGCGCAGGCGAAGATGCCGGGGGGCTAGTTAAAATAATAGAAGCTGTTAACTTAGCGAATAATAAAGAAGCGCAAACACTTACAGGCAGTCAAAAAGCAACACTTGAATTAGTTGATGCAACACTTGAATTAGAGCAAGCTAAAACTAAAGCGTTTAAATCAGATGAAATATCTAGTTTCTCCAAATCATTTGAAATTGCATGGACTAAAATAAAAACCATATTTATTGAATTAGTCGGTGGTATTGTGGATGTTGTGATGTGGTTTGACAAAATGACGGGTACTTCCGAATTAGTTAAAGGAATATTTAATGACTTAGTTAACTATGGTAATGTGCTTATAGAAGCATTGGGATCTTTAAAAGGTGCTTTTAAAGATTTATTAGACGCCATTGGAGTTAATACAACAAAAGCGGATGGTTGGATAAAAACATTATTTTCAATGTTAAATCCGATCAATTTTGTCAAAGGAGCTTTATTCATGCTAACTGCAGCAGTTAAAACATTCGGGACTATTATTGAAAACAGCAGAGTTCTTATTACAACATTTGCATTAACGGCCAAGGCCCTATTTGGTCAAATAGCATCTATTGCTAATGATATTAAGAATTTGGATTTTGGATCAGCTTTAGAAAAAATAAAGTCGTTCTCTATTTCTGAAGAACTAAAAAAAGCAAGAGAAGAAGCAGAAAAAATAGTCAAATTAAATAAAATAAAACCGGCAGAAAAAGAGGAAAAAGCACCAGATACAACCAAGATAAAAGGAAACGATAAAGACACTGGAGCATCGGCAGATGCAGCGGCTAAGGCTGCCGCAGAAAGACAAAAACTTATTGATAAGCAACAAAGAGAAGCTGAAGCTGCAAGAAAGAAAGCTGAAGCCGCAGCTGAGGCAGCCGCAAAACAGGATCTAGCTAATGCTAAAGAAAGAGCAAATGTGGCAATTCAAGCAACGCAAGCAGAATTGGCAGATTATATCGCTATGAATGCAGAAAAGCTTAAATCAGATAAAAGACTTACTCAAGCCAGAGTAAATGAATTACAGGCATATCTTGAGAATGTAAGAGAAAAGACACAAATTGCCAATGAGCTAGAAAAACAGCAGAAAATACAGTCACTTAAAGATCAGTTAGAAGCGATCAAAGGAAATAGTGCCCAGGAAATAGGCCAAAAGAAAAATTTAACTGCACAAAAAGAAGTTGTTGAAAAGGAATATGCTACTAAAGAACTTCTTATAAATAATGAGGCAAACGATAAAAGGAAGGAGCTTGACAAGAAATTCCTGGAAGAGAAAAGAACCGCGCAAAACTTAGCTAGAGCCTTAGAATTCGAAAAGCAGATTGCAGATCTTGAGTCACAAGGCTATACGGAAGCTGAGATGCAAAAAGTACAACTTGACCAGCAAATAGAGCAGAGATTAGCTAGTTTTCTTGAAGAGAATGAGTTAAAAAGACAGCTAGATCAAGAAAATTATGATTTAAACGCAGAAATAGAAGCTCAAAGAAGGGAACTTGAGGGGCAAATAGCTTTAGAACAGGATGCTATTAAAAAACAGAATCTTCAAAATTTACTTGCTGCATTGAATATAATGTATACTGACTATGCTAATAAGGAGAAAAAAATAGCTGAAGAAAAAGAATATGCAAAACTAAGCGCATTCGCTAATGTGGCGGGCGCTATGTCTCAAATATTAGGGAAACAAACAGTTTTAGCGAAGACAGCAGCGATTGCCGAAGCCACAATTAATACTTATGTTGGAGCATCTAAAGCCCTATCACAAGGGGGGATCTGGGGAATAATTCAAGGTGCGGCTATCATTGCGGCGGGTATTGCTAACGTTGCATCAATTGCAGGTATTGACACGGGCGGAATATCTGCTGGTTTTTCATCAATTGCTAGCACTGCCGGAACTATGGTTAAGAAAAAAGCAGCAGATGGTATGTTAATTGGGCCTTCTCATTCAAATGGAGGTATTCCGATTAAAACACCTGATGGAGTGATAGAGGCAGAAGGAGGTGAAGTTATAATAAATAAGAGAAGTTCAGCCATGTATCGTGATGTTCTTTCTCAGATCAATCAATTAGGAGGAGGGGTAAAGTTTGCATCAGGTGGTGTATTAGGAAATATAAGCAGTCTACCAACAATTCAAAATAATATTAAACAAAATACCGTAATAACTTTAGATGAAGCATCAGTAATGGATATTGCCCAGGCTGTATATGAAGGCAGTCAATCTGGAATAGAAAACTTATCAAACAATAGACAAATTCAAAACGGAGCAAATTTTTAAGATATGAAGGAGGAATTTAAAAGGTTTTGCGAAAGCCTAAAAAAACAGGAGGATGTAAATATTATCCGGGACACAAAAGCTGTTACTATTGGCATCTATAATTTCAAAACAGGAAATATAAAAGCCCAAGAAATAGCAAGCAAAAGGTATGAAAATCACTGTAAAAGTTGTAAATTTAGCATTGAGGAACCAATCCCAGAATTAAGAGTAGAAGACAAACAAATACCGGAACTTTCGGGTAAAACTTGTAGGGATTGCGGGTGTATTTTATCCTATAAATTAAGACAATCAGTAAAGAAATGCAGCAGATGGGAACAGTAAAGGAAGCGGTTCAAGTAAACAGGAGTTTATTCTATAAATTAAATAAGTGCGGAATCAAAAATATTGAAACCGCACTTGATTATCTTTCTATTTATGAACAGTATGAAAATCAAAAACACATAGATTCCTGTACTGAGCGTAAAAAAGTAGTTGCTGTATTTTGCAAAGTAACAGTTAGGACCGTTGAAATAGCTTTGCAAACTATGAAAAGGGCTATTTGATGAATTTACCTAATTCCTCTTTCTTTTTATCATAATCCTCCTGAGTCATTAATCCTAAATCTAATTTATCTTTTGCTTTTTTTAATTCAGACAATGCAGCGTCACTTGAAATTCCATTGGCTTTCAATTCTCCTGTTTCCAAAGCTTTCTCTGCTTTAATAAAGTAATGATGGAAAACAGTCATGCCTTTTGTCTCAAATGAGGCATAGTAACCAGTTCTTTGGTTACCTGCAATATATATTCTCTTTATTTCGACTTCATCACCGCTTGACTTTGCATCCAGAGGTTCAATAGATAAGCCGCTAGAAAGATCAATAAAAGCAAAAGTTTTATTGGACGATGGAACGCCTAATTTTATTTTATCACCAGGTTTATATACATATCCATCACTTCCTTCATATGATGTGCATTTACCTCTTTCTGTTACTGTTTTCATTTCAGAATATTTGCATTCCTGCGCAAAAGCATTAATACAAACAAACATACCCAAAAGTAATATTTTTTTCATGATTAAATTTTCCACAAAGAAAGCAAATATTTTTGAAATGGGTTTTGTGGGAAACCGTAAAATTAATTCAAAAACTTATTCAATACTTCTTTGAATTCAGTTATGAAGAAAGGATTGCTTATTTTATATGAATTTCCTTTTGGATTAAAAAAATAAACGGCATCGTATTCAACAGAAATTTGAAAAATATCTTTTTCAAATAAAAATCTTTCAACAGTTCTGGTTAATTTCCAATCCTCAAGTAACTTATTATTAAAAATACTTTCTGCTGCGGATCTTAATTTAATCTGATACATATTATTTGTTTCCATTATTAATGTTTAACTGTAAAAGCTTAGATGCTTCGGCCAAAGTCACTCCGAAACTTTCTTTAATTAAAGTAGACATTTCTTTCACTTTATTTTTGGTTTCTTTTGTTTGATTTTCCATAATTCAGGCGCTATTACATGATATTTTACTAATTTGTATTTCTGTCTAAATAATCTAGCCTTTCATTTAAATAAGAAAGTCTTTCTTTTAATTATTGAATATATTTATCTATAAAACTATCTAGCCAAATCAAGACTAAAATTATTATCCAACAAAAAATTATTTGAAGAATAAAAATAAAAAGACTTGCAAAAACAAGATCAAATATGTTATTGATCTTTTTCATTCCTAAAACCTTTATTTAAATTTAAATACCTTCCGTTATAGTTGTGGGATGAGTTATCTTTCATTCCATCGATCGGGATTATCATGTATATTTCCAATGACCTCAAAATCAGTTTCCAATTTCAAAGATTTTTCAAATAAAGGATAAAATTGCCCAGTTAAACAACCGACTTTACTCCAAGTATTATTTGGAACGTCTTTAATTATGTCTCCTTCATAAATATCAGTTGCATTTTTATCTTTTAAACCTGTGTATTCTCCTACTGTCGATTCCCAAACCAATGAAGTTTCTCTGCCATTTAGTGAAGTAATAAAAGCATCACCTGTATAATCTTTATGTAAAAATCCGATCACCCATTCATTTTGACTTTTTGTCAAGGCTCTAAATTTTATTTCTCTCATAGGATTAATTTATTTAAATACATTATTTATTTTTTGACGTTGCATTTCCTCTTTTGTTCTCAATTCTTTAAATCCTGATTTCTCCATAGGAAGCTCACCATTCTTTTTGCAAAATTCCAAATATTCATCATACAGCCTATCATCCTGCATCTTTTTTTGATGCTGATCAATATACGGGTTAATCTGGCTTTTTTTCTTGCCAAATAAGGCGTTTAGAAACCAATAGAAGTAAAAACAAAGAATAAAGAACATTAATATCATAATCGTTGCGAAATAAATAATTCGCTAAAATACGTAATTGCTTTATTTATAGCTATAAACGATTGTTTTACTGCGAATTGTGTTTAAACAAATTTACAAAAAAATAAGTGAAAATTTGTATTAGGTAGATTGGTTTTTAATGAAGCACGAAATAAAACTTTATGGCGAAATAATTGAGCTATTATGGGCTGAGCAATCATATGAATATATTGATTTAAAATATGTTGACAGTGAGCTTTCAAAATTGAATGTTTCACCAGGTGATGATGTGATATTTAATGTTCATTCTTTAGGCGGAGACACCGCTATAGCATTCGCTATTTATAATAAAATCAGACGATTTGGCAAAGAGAATAGAGTATCTATTACAACTAGAATTGATGGCTATTGCGCAAGTGCTGGTGTTATCCTTCTGCTTGCGGGTGACAAGAGAATAGGTAATAAGTTCGCAGAGCCTTTTGTTCATAATGCATGGACTTATGTTGTTGGAGACAAAAATGATGTTGAAAAGCAATTTGAAGAACTTGAGAAAACAGACAATATGATTGCTTCTTTATATGAAGAGAGAACAAAATTGACCAAAGAAAAGGCTTTGACCTTAATGTCAGAAGATACATGGATCACGGCTGAAGAATGTTTAGAATATGGATTCTACACAGAGCTGGAAAACGATGATACTTCAAAACCAGTTTTAAATACTGAGAAACAAATCATTTTCAACTCTATTAAACGACCTAGAAATAATTCAATAAATAATAAAATGACGCAAGAAGAGAATTCTTTGTTAACAGAAATAAAAAATCTGTTTAAAAACAAAAAAGCCCCTTCGAAAAATGCAATGCTATACACTGACAAAAATGAAGAAGTTGTATTTGCTGAGCTAAATGAAGGAGAAAAGCCGAAGGTTGGTGATGCTGCAACTATCAACGGTAATAATGCGAGTGGTACAGTGAATATGGCTGACGGATCTACTTATAAGTTCGAAAGCGGTAAAGTAACTGAGATTAAAGAAAAAGAAGGAGGTATTGATACTGTTACTTTGAATTCATTAAATGAAAAAATAGATAGCCTATTAACGAAGTACGCTGATCAGGAAAATAAAATTTCTGCACAGAATTCAACTATTGAAAGTCTAAAAGGAGATTTGAAAAAGGTGACTGATTTTGAAGCAACATTTAACAGCTTGAAAAGCATTGTTGGTGAGTATGGTGCAGAATCAAATAATGAACCTCAGACAACTCAGAACAGTGATCAGCCTTCAGTGAAAACAAACAGATTCGAAAATTTTAAACTAAAAAACACAAAGTAAATGGCATTAGCGTACGATTTTAAGATTCAAGATTTAATTGATGCAGGTTGCGACCTGGCTCAAGCTAGACAACTTGATATTGACAATATGATTTTCCAGGAAACTGTTGAGGTTTCTGATTTCGCATCAAAGCATTATATCCAAACCGGAATTGAGCATAATACACCTATTATTGCATGGGAGCAGCCTAAAAATTGGGGATTCTTAAAAAAATCTTCCGACCTAGGGTGTACATGGAATTCATGTACATTATCTAGTGAGCCAACTAAAAAACTATGGTCTCCCCATAATTACGATTGTTCATTAACATTCTGTTGGGATGATCCTCAGATCACAAAGAACTTCAGAGCATTCTGGAATCTTAAGTGTCAATCAGATCCGGAAACGGATTTTGAAAATGCATTTTACCAATTTGTAATTGCGCAAACGGTAAAAGCTGTAAATGATTCTTATTGGAGGATTGCATATTTTGATTACAAAGACAATACAAATACTGATTTTGCTGGTATTGATAACATTTTCTTAAAGCTACTAGGGATTTTAGCAGATCCTATCCTTGCAGCTCAACAACGAGTAACTATTACTCAGAATGCAGGGGCTGATATTGCTGCACAAATGACTTTACCAGCAGATGCTGGTTATGAGTATTTCAAACAGATGTATACTTTAATGCTAACCAATAGGCCATTCATGATGACTAAGCCGGGTCTTAAAATCAGAGCGACACAAGAACTAGCATTGAACTATTTGAATTGGCTGCAGGAGAATAAAGAGATTAACTGCTGTTTTTCACCTACTGATGGTGTAACAGGATCAAAGTATTCATTAGAGAACCTTAATTACATGGGCGTTCCTATTCAAATCGAGCACGAATGGACCGAACTTGTAAAATTCATTGCTGGACCTTCAGCAACTAAATACGATAAGCCACATAGAGCTTTACTTACTTATGATACTGAAATTTCTGTAGGAACATGTGATATGAATGCTTTCAAGCAAATGAAACGTATTTATGATCCTAAAACGGAAGCACTAGAGATTAGGGTTAAAACCAACATTGATGTTCAAGCAACGTTTGATAAAAATTTCATTCTAGCAATCTAAAATCAAGACTATGGCAAATTGCGCGAAAATTATTAACAATTCACTTTTTAACTGTGATAATAAGTCTACAGGAGGGCTAGAGCAGACTATAAAGCTGGTCAATAGAGATGATATTTTGGCAAATCTTGGAGACTTTACAATCCAAAGAGCAATGGCACCAACGTGCCAGCATTCAATTACAGCTTACGCGGGGGATCCGGAAACTTTAAAGGCCGTAACCTTTGAAGGGATTCCTTCTAAACAGTTGCTTTCAGCAGCTTATAGCTTGTCAATCGGGGATTATGCCGATTTATTCACTCATACTGTAAATCTATTTAGTCAAGGCATGACGATCGATACCATCTGTAACCTGAAGGCCCTAGCAGTAGGCGCTGAGGTTGTTGCTATTGTTCATCAAAGAGACAAGGGAACTTCAAATCTGGATGCATTTTGGGTATATGGTTGGGATAATGGATTAAAGATCGGAGAATTCACATGGAACTCCAATGAAAACAACGGAAACTCAATAATTCCACTTGCTTCAAGAGAGCCGAACCTTGAAAAAGATCCTCCATTGAGACTACTTCTTACTGATTATACAACTACTAAAGCGTTCTTTGATTCCCTGGGAAACTAGATGGGGGCGGGGACACCCCCTTCTTCAACTATACGTTTGATTACCTATTAAGTTAGTCATGGAAAGATTAGAATTAATAAATAAAGGAGCGGATGCGGTTAGAAACACACCGCTCCTTTTTAATGCTTACAAACAATTTCTTTTAGAAGACTGGGGAGAACTACCACAAGGATGTTTTGGATGCCAATTCAATAATCACTTCAGTCAATGGAAGAATCAAGTATTAAACAATAACATTACTCCTATGGAAAGCAAAACAGTAAATAATAATAAAACATATATTCTTAAGGAAAAAGGAACATTAAAGTACCTAAATGGCGAAGTATGGTCAAGTAATTCTTCTGATGAAGATTGGATTAACTATCTCGCATTAAAACCACAGGCAAAAGAACTGTTCTACGTACTTCCTTCAGCTATTGAAAAAACAGAAATCGATAAAGTAAACGAAGAAGACTTCAAAAAAAAAGAGCTGAGCGAATCGCCAATGACAGAAGATGCTGTGGTTAATAATGATGTTGAGGTTGAAAAACCTAAAAGAGGAAGAAAAAAACAAAACTAATGCAGAAAGCAGAAGATAATTTAGCAAAGTTTACAGCAAAATTTGTTGAGATTTATAATCGATTGATCCCGCAGCGCAAAGAGTGTGATTACGATATTTATCTTAACGATGTTGACAACCTATATCCCGATAGGTTAGAGGCTATAGAGTGTAATTCCGTTACTGCAATAAGCTGTTCAAATAAACTAGGTAATTTCATCTTCGGTAAAGGTTTTGAGAAAAATTATGCATCAGAAATAAATACGAGAAATAAGAAGACGATAACCTTAAACAGATGTTTATTGGATGTTGTCTCATCCTTAAAAACACATAAGGCGGTGTATATCCATCTAAACTATGATATTGAGGGGAAGGTAAATTACTTTGATGTTCTAGAGTATAAAAAATGTCGCAAGGTTAAAGAAGACGATTATGGTAACGAAGGCAAAATAGTTTATCGTGATTGGTCCAAGATAGAACGAAGTTTTAGTTTTATTACCGAAAGGAAAAATAAAAAAAGTAAATGGTTTTATCCTTATAATCCTGGGAGCATTAGAGATCAGAGAGAAAAAGATAGCCCTAAATCGGATATTCCTACACAAATAAGAAATTATAGAGGTCAAGTATTATACTATTCTTTAGATGACAAGAATAAAGAATACGCTCATGGATGGCTTAATGCTCAAGGTATGAATGATGCTGACTCTGAATTCAGAATGAGTCTTTACCACAACAACAATGTTCGGCTTGGATTCATTGATAAGACTATTTTAATATCAAATGGTCTTGATAGCGAGGCTTCAAAGGGCTTGGTAGAAGATGTTCAAAACTGGCTAGGGACGGAAAATGCAGGAGGTATTTACCATTATAATTCAGAGTATTACGTTGATAATATTGATCAACTTCTTAAAGTAATAAATCTTCAATCTAGTTATGACCCTAAGAAATTTAAGGAATTACTTACAGATATAAAGGACAATATCCGAAGCTGCTATTTACAAATTCCCAAGATTTTGATCAATGATAATGAAGGTGGAATATTTGGAAGTTCTGGTGAAGCTATTAAAGAAGCTATGAAAGTATATAATAAAGAAACTGCATTTATAAGATTTGAGGTTGAGGATCTTTTTAAAAAGATATTTGGCATACCGTTCAATATTATACCTATCGTCAAAGATGAATAAATGCTGCCTAGCGATTCAAGTAATACAGTGGCGCAAGATAACTTAATAAATACTATAGTAGATGATAACGTGCAATCTTGAAGAAAATCTGATACAAAAACAGGACTTTGAATGTATAGGACAAGTTGCTAAGCATTGTAATTGGGAACAGTTATGCGTGTTCATTCGTGAGCAGACTAATCTTTGGTTAATTCCTAAAATAGGCTATTGTTTAATAAGTAAAATTGTTGCAAATCCTGAAAATGAAATAATCAAAAGAATATGGTGCGGATCAGAATATCAATGTGATAATGATTTGAAAATTCACTTCGGATTAAAACGGGTGCTTATCCATGCGAGTTACGCTGCCTATATATTCAGACACGGATACATTGATACGGCAGTAGGAGTGGTTCAGAAGATTAATCAAGATAGTGTAGCAGCTCCAATTAATGAACTTAAATCAATAATGAATGAACATTATCGTAATGCGGATATATACTTAGAAATGGTAAATGATTATCTGTGCGCGATTAAAAATGAAGGACTAATAAAAGACTGCATCCAGTTCGAATGTAAAAATTGTGGATGTGGATCACAGAGCGGAGGTAAAGATATTCAAAATAGGAACCCTATCGGAAGAAATATAACAAAGTGGAATTATGATGATTGATAAAAAACCGATACAAGACATGCCAAATAAAAATTTTGGCGACAAGCATTTTGCTTCAGAATTTAATAAAGTAAAAACATTTTTGCTAAATGCAGCAGATGTAATAAACGAAATTCCAAGCATGATTGAGTCAGACTTTAAAGGAGTGATTTCACCTTCTGATTTGGCTCCAACATTAAACGGCACATACAAGCCTTCAGTATCATCAGAAGACAATAAAGAAACAGACCCAAATGATTGGGGAACTTTGTATAGTAATGCCGGAAATCTTAGAGCAAAGGAAGGATATAATACAATATTTTATCTGAAAGACGAGGCGTGGACAAAGAGTGAGGTTAAAATAGCAGATGATCAGATAACGCCTGACAAGACTATTTCTGGAAATTCATCAAATCTTTATGCATTTGATTCTGGCAATAAAACCACAATAGGGAATAATAATTTATCATTTGGATATGGTGGGCAAACAGATAAATTAAACGGTGATAACAATGTAAATGTTGGGCATAACTCGCAGCAGAAAAATGGAAGTGAAAACACGACATTGGGCAATGAGTCATTAAAAAAATCGGGCAACTCGAACACTTCTATAGGTTTTGCATCTATGAATATAGCCCAAGGAGACGAAAACACGGCTGTTGGTAAAATATCTATTTATAAGGCTATTGGAAATAGAAATACATCAGTTGGTACAGGTTCAGGTGTTGATTTAGTTAATGGGTCAAGTAACACATTAATTGGTGCATATGCAGCCGCAGGATCTCCAGCAAATATGAATTATGTTATTTGTATAGGTGATGGATCTCAAGCAACAAAAAGCTATCAAACAGTTATCGGAACCGCGGTTAATACTGAAGTGAAAATGTGGGGAGAAATTCTCGTAAATGATAGAAGAATGTACTATGATGCATTGCAAGATCATATGTATGGCGGTGGAGCAGGCCCAACTGTTGTTACGTTAACTCCTGGAGTATATGGGAATACAGGATGGGGAAGTTCAGCTTTGAAGTCAGTACAAAAAGAGGCATTAATGAACACAGCATTCGGCTATAATGCGTTAAGTAGCTGTGAAAAAGGTATTGATCATACTGCTGTAGGTGCTGGAGCTTTACAAAGTATTAAAGATTCTGTCGGTTGTACTGCTATAGGAAGGCTTTCTTTAGCTAATTGTTTAGGCACAAACAATACAGGAGTTGGTGATACATCAATGGAAAACTTAACGACCGGAGAAAGTAATACTTCAATAGGATATGGAACCGGAGCAAGATTGATCACCGGGGATAGGAATACATTTGTAGGAATATATGCTGGTGGATGGTGGAATGGTTCAAATGATACTACAGCAAACAGAAACTTTAGCGATACTACGGTAGTAGGCGCAAACGCTTTGCAAAGCAATGTAAACACTTCTAAAAATACAATTGTAGGTAGCTACTCAGCCCATTTACTTACTGGATGCGAAAATGCGACTTTAGGATATAATTCTCTAAGGACGGCTGTAATTGCTAATAATAATACAACACTTGGTAATTATTCGGCCGAATCATTGACAAGTGGAGACAACAACGTATTTATTGGATATAAGGCTGGATCAGGGCCTACACAAAATGTAATTGTTTCGGGTTCTACAGTAATAGGAGCAAACACAGTATCAACACGGGATAATGAGGTAGTGATTGGTAAAAATACAGATACTCATGTAACGATTGCAGGTGTGGAATTCACAAGGGCTCAAATATTAGCTTTAATGACTTTAGTATCTTAATTATACTTTATATGAAATGGGGAATCCAATATCAAATTTTATAGTAAGCAATTTACTTTCGATTCATTCAGGTCCGGTATATAGCAAGGCTTTTTCTGCTTTAAAATTAGCGGCTGTTCCTGCGGTTGGAATTTCTATTTCTGAGCGATTTACTGGCTGGTATGTTGATAGTTTTGTTTTTATTACGATGTTAGGATTTGCATTGATTACAGACTTGATTGTTGGGATCTGGAAACATTTATTAAATGATTCTTTTTCACCTAAAAAGATGCTGTTGGGATTTGGTCAGAAAATAGGACTTATAATCCTTGTATATTTTCTGACTGAGGCTTTTATTCAGATTATATCAGATGCAGATTTAGACAGTGTTTATTTTAAAGTGGCAACAAAGCTAATGATATTCATTTATCCCGCAGGTAATGCATTGGTTAATGTCGGGATCATTACAAAGGGGAAATTTCCTCCGTTAGGGTTTCTGAAGAAATTCGAAAAGTTCAATAATACTCTAGATGTTAATGTATTCAAACAAAAAGAAGATGAAACTGAAAATACTGATCATAATCCTGCTGAGTAGTCTTTTGCTAGGCTGCCGGACAAAGCATAAAGCATCCTTCTATTCCAGGGAAGGTAAAACGGAGATTGAAAGGGTGACACTTGATTCTGTGAAAGAGAAGACAGTGAAGGAATCGACAAAAAAAGTAACTGACCAAACAGTAAAAAAGCAGCTGGAAGACTTCTCAGGTGATATTGTGATCAAAGGTAAATCCGACACTTTAAATCCGCTGATCTTTCACAACGTTGTTTCCGGGGACACTCTGCAAAGCATTGTCATTCGTGGTGCCGCAGATTACTACATCAACAACCACTACCGGAAGGTTACCGAAGATAAAACAGAAACTTCCAAACAGGAAAAAACAAATATCATCCAGGATCTGGCGAAAACAGCCGTTTCCAAAGAAACAATAAAAAAGGTCGCCTCCGAAATAGAGGTTAAAACCAAGGAAATAAAAGATACAGGATTTCAAGCCGGCGCCTGGATAGTCACCACCATTATCGGAATCGTTTTAATAATCATCTTTTTCACCTATAAATATTTTAAGAAATGAAAACATCACAAAAAGGAATAGACTTAATATTGTCATTTGAAGGATTCAGTGCAAAGCCTTATCTAGATTCAGCAGGTATTCCTACCATCGGATACGGAAATACCTATTATCCCGGTGGCAGAAAAGTGACCATGAAAGATCCGGCCATTACAAGAGAAAAAGGAGCAGAATTGTTTGCAACGGTGCTGCCAACCTATGAAAAAATAGTCGCCAGTAAGGTGAAAACAACTCTTACCCAGAATCAATTTGATGCTCTTGTCTCACACACTTACAATACCGGAGGTTCAGATGGCTTGTTTTCTTTGGTCAATAAAAAAGCAGGAGAAACGGAGATCAGAAATTGGTTTACTACCAAATACATTACCGCCGGAGGAAAAGTTTTGAATGGACTCATCCGGAGAAGAAATGCGGAGGCTGATTTGTTCTTTGCTAAGTAGCGTTACGGGAAACAGTAATTTGCATTTTATAAATAAGTGTATATTTGTCCATTAACTATAGATCATGGACGAAAATTTATCAGAGGTACGTTATCAGTTTTTCACATTAAAATTCACCCCTTTAGTAAGGATTAATAAATCTAGCAAAGATATTACATTTGATATTGTTACATTTAAAAAATTTGAATTCAAGTACGAAGATAAAGATGGTAATGAGGAATTATTTAATTTAATCAGTGGTAAGCAGGAGATAAAAATATAGAGTTTGATGGTTACTTTCGGGAGCGCTGGGAAATTTCCGCAGATACAATATTCGAATTTGATGAAGATTATTTCGAAGACGAGGACCGCCGGGATCTGTACGTGTTTCTTTCAGCCTTAGTTGATCAGGATATATTTGATTATCTACAATATGTGTGGCACCATGTTTTTCATGAAGAATTGACAAAAGAAATAATTGAGAATAGGATAGAAGAACTAAAAGAAAAAGGCGTCAGATTTTAGACGCCTTAAATTTAATATTCTTTAAGATTAATTTTTTTTGCTTCATCAAATCTAATATCGTTGATGAAGTTCGCGTAAATCTCTGTTATCTTTTCAGAAGAATGCCCAAATATTGAGCTTACAGCTTTTAAATCAAGACCTGCTTTCAACTTGTCACTTCCGCCTTTATGTTTTAAAGAGTATAATTTTTTATTCACTTTTAGATCCTTAATAACGATACGTCTCCATAAGTCAGTGGGATATTTTCTTTTTACCTGAAACGGATTTGGACAAAAGTAATTTTCAACTAGACCTGGAGTTCTACTAATGGTGTTAGCTCCAAATAAATAATAATCTGGATTAGACAAGTCAAATGTTTTAATAAGTGTTTTAATGGTTCCAATGATAGGGACTACGCGAGTTTTATTATTTTTTGAATTTTTAGAACTAACGACAATAACTTCTTTTTCTAATATTACGTCACTGCATTTTAGCTTTACCAATTCGCCTGGACGGATTCCCATATAATAAACAACAGAACAGAAAATATAATAATTTAGATGCAGATCCTTCAAATATGAAAATACTTTCTTATGCTCACTATCAGTCATTAGATCATATTGGCCATTGTCAGACTCTTTAATTGCCCTAATATCTCTTACTGGAGACGAAGTGATTATTTCCCATTCAACAAGTTCTGCAAATATTGAGCTTAAATTTCTAAGTACTTTATTGTAATTTCGAGCAGACCATTCTCTTTTATTTTTAGCAACATTTAAAAGAGTCTTTATATGAAATCGATCACAGTCATTTATATTTAATTTATCATACCCAAGCGTTGTGCAATACGGTTTCAAAAGACCAACAGTAAACGAATACTCTTTATAAGATCCTGAGCTTAAGGTTGATTTTTTCTTATCAAGCCCAAAGTCTAATGCTTCAGAAAGACTATATCTAACGATATTTTTTTTTGCTTTTGGATTCCACCCTCCACTGATTTCTTTTTCGATAGTTGCTTTAAGAACTTCAGCTTTAAACATTCTTTCTTCAAATGTTTCACCCGAATTCAGTCCTTTATATATTTTTTTAATAATTTTGCCTTCGGTATACAAATATACATACCATTTTTCATTAAGGTTTAGAGAAGAGAAAATGCGCACTTCTATCTTTTTCAT